GCAGCGAGAATGGGCAGATCGGGTACAGGCCGTTGCGCCTGCACCACAGCAACTTGATCCGGTGCAACAGTTGCGGATGCAGTCCACGGACGAAGAAAATAAAGCAATGGACTTTATGGACTTTTATGTGGAACAGAGGACGCAACAGAAGTTCAACGAGCTTGAAGGTCGTTATAACGCGCTTTTGCAGCGAATGGAACAAAACGAAGCAGTTATTGGGCCTGCAACTCAACGAATGCAACAGCGGGAACGGGCTGAAGCCGTGGAGCGCACATCATCTGCCGTAAATGAGGCCGTAGAAGCCTACGGTGAGGATGTTCGCAACCCAAAGTGGACACCGGAAATGTTGCGGTTGATGGAAAATGATCGGAATAACAACCCCCATCTTAATCCATTAACTGGCAAGCCCTACACTGTAAAAGAAGCGTATGAAAAGGCTGCGGGCGTAACCGCAGGCAACGCAGCACAGCTTCGGGCCAGCGACAAGCAAGCTCGGAGATCGTCAAAGAATGCGTTGCGAACTAATGCTTCTGTCAGTGCTTCAGAGGACGGATCGGCATTAACCGACAACGAAGTCTTGTCTCAACTACAGGGGCTGGGCTTTGAATAAGAGTAACAACTGTTACAGGAGAATTTATCGTGGCTAGTACTTCAACAACTGAGACATGGGACGCGGCATGGACCCTCACCATGAGGGCAAAGCGCAAGCGTCTTACTGACAACTTCTTCGACTCATATCCTACCTTGGAGGCTTTTCGCTCCAGTGGTGCGCTTGAGATGGAGAATGGCGGCAAAGAGATCCAAGAAGACATCCTCTATGCTGGCAACTCGGCTGAGTATTTCAGCGGGTATGATGTATTGAACACCGATGCCGTAGACGGCATTACGGCGGCTTTTTACCCGTTCCGTTACGCCAGTTGCCCCATTACCATCAACCATGTTGAGGAAATGGAAAACCGCAAGACGGATGCGGCCATGAAGTTGCTGGAAGCGAAGACGCAGCAGTCGATGCTGACCTTGCGCGACCAGATCAACACTTCGTTGTATTCGGCGCAGACGGGCAAAGCTCCATTGGGGCTACAGGACATCATTGCTGATGCGCCCGGCACCACCCCGACCACCTTGGGCGGCATCACTGTTAGTGGCAATAGCTGGTGGAAGAACAAGACCAACGATGCCAGTGGCGATACCTCGTTTGTAACCATCAGTAACACGAACTTTTACGAGGGAATGTTACGGATGAGCACGACTTGGAACGATGTTAGTGAAGGCAATGAGCAGCCTACCCACATCTTTACCACGAATGACCTCTATGGCGATTTCGAGGAGATTTTTGAGGGAACGGGCTACCAGCGTCTGACGGGCAAAGACTCGCCCGGCGTTGATGGTCGCTTGCCGTCTTTCCGGGGTATTCCGGTTCAGTATGACCGCGATTGCGGTTCGGGCCGTATGTATTTTCTCAACACGAACTATCTGAAGCTGAAGATGCAGAATGGGATGAACTTTGCGAAGACCCCGTTCCGCGAGCCAGCCAACCAGATGGCGAAGGTTGCTTTTATCATTGTTGGNCTTCAGTTGACTACCAACAATCGCCGCAGACAGGGCGTTATTCATAGCTTGACTGCGTAATAACCATCCGAGTCCCAAGCCAATGGGGCTTTAAGTCCGAGAAAAGGACAAAGGAGCAAGTTTCAAATGGGTATTCAAAATCAAAACTTTGCCGTTAATCGCNTAGGCGGCTTTGGCCAGCAAGGCATCTTTGAAGAGTCTTCGACTCCGAAATTTCCAGTTGGCCAGATCGTTGAACTGTCTAACGGTAATCGTTATCGTTACGGCTACACGGGTGCTGCTATTGCAGCGGGCCTGCTGGTGTCACAAGACCTTTCGGCTACCTCGCTGGTTGAGACTGACAATATCGTCATCGCAGCAGCCAGTGGTTTTGACCCAGCCGCTGGGTCGAAGCAGTTCCAGATTACGCTTGCCAGCGTTACTTTGGATCAGTATTCGGGTGCGCTTCTTCAGATAACTGATGATGCGGGCGAAGGNCACCAGTATCGCATTAAGTCGAACAGTGCCACTGGTGCCACNACGAGCGGCAAGGTGGATATTTACCTGTATGACGGCATCAAAGTTGCGCTAACGACTGCAAGTGACATTGCTATCGTTGGTGAGCTATGGAGCAATGTCGTTGGGGCTACCGCAGCCACGGATTACGTCATTTCCGGTGTTACAACGATGGCAATGACCTCCGGTTATTACGGCTGGTTCCAAACGGCGGGCGTTGCTACGATTCTCGCAGATGGCACCATCGCTATAGGCGATAACCTAACGCTGAGTGATGGCGTTACGGGTGCTGTCCAGCTTAAAGACGCTGAAACCGAGCCGTTGGTTGGCTTCGCTGCATATGCGCCCGATGATACGGGCCATGTCGGCGTAGTGATCCAAGGATTGGTTGCTTAGTCTTATAAAAACCATTGACTGAGGCGGGGCTTTGGCCCCACCTCGGTCAACTTTAATTAGAAAGAAACTACCGTGAATAAAACTCCCAAGCAGCCGCAGAGTGTTACAGCAATCGACCCACAAGAAGCACAAAAAGTAACAGCGGCAACTGCTCCCCCTACTGTAAGTGTTACAGCCGATCAGATTGCGGAAGTAATTGCCAATGCAAGCGATGACGTAAAAGAAAAGATTCGNGTGCGATTGGACCTCAANAAGACCCATGCTCGCGCCAAGAAAAGACCGATGAACAACCAACAGGTTCGCAATACGGTCAAGGCGTTTGGCGAAGTGTCCCATGTTGATGGATTTGTTCCCGATCCTCCGAGTCGTATTACCGAGCGGGGCCAAGAGGCTGTTGACATCTGGAGAAATAGGTGGATTGAAGGAAACGGTAACAATTTAAGCGAATATGATCTCGACCAAATAGCTTCGGAAGCAACGATGTAACATGGCAGACCCCGTTCATGGCGATCTAACCGTAAATGGGAACGTCTTTGCTGCTGGGTATAGGGGTGACGGGACGCAGTTTAACGCGCTCGGCGCACCCCAACTCACTGGCACTCAGCGAGATGCGTTGGCCAATGTTGCAAATGGCATAATAATATACAATTCTACGACCAATAAGCTGCAAGTTCGGGCTAATGGAAGCTGGGTAGACCTACATTGACTAATATTGAAGTAATACAGCTTGCGCTTCGCCGGGTTGGCCTATCTACCACTTCGACAACCTTCAAAGATGGTGCAAGGTCGTATTTAAACCTTGCAACTAAGGATCTTGCCTCAAGGGCAAAATGGTTTTGGCTGTTTAAAGAGAGTAGCTTTACTTGCGTTAGTAGCCAGCGCAGTTACAGCCTCGCTGCGGATGTAGCTGAGCCTCTTTCCTTTAGAAACAGCACCGAAGATCATGTGCTGGTTATCTGGAGCAGCCAAGACTTAGATGCTAATGACCCGGATCATTCTGAAACAGGCGATCCTCGTTACGTTAGCATTGACGGCATCAACTCATCCACGGGTTACATTAGCGTTGCCCTATACCCCAAGCCCGACAACAGCACGGATGTAATTAAATACCGCTACTATGGCTTCGTTCCAGACTTTTCCTCTGATGACGATAGCAACTCGCTCGACCCATATGTCCACCCCTTGTTACAGCCAGCACTTGTTTTTGGAATAAGTGCGCTATATAAGCAAGAAAAAGGGGATGACCAAGGGTCTATGGTAGACAAAGCGGAGATGGAACGAATCATCCAGCGGGGGTTGTTACAAAACACTACAGTTCAAGGCAATCGGTCTTATCGGATGCGCCGCCGCGACAATACAAATGGTGGTGCTTTTGACTTCAAGCCATTAGAAGGCAGCCTCTCCTAATGCCTATTAACGCAAGCTCGATTCAATACGGACCTTGGTCGAAAGGGGTTAGATACGACCTCCCTACTGAGGACATGGGAATCGACGCATTGTATTCAATGAGCAACTGCCGAGTTGGACAGGCGGGGCAAGTAGAGAAGCGAAAAGGGTTTTCTAAGTTCAATGGCTCGGCTCTTAATAGCGGTGCTACTGTAACAGCCGTTGGCCAAGTAACATTAGCGGGCGTAGAAAAGACTTTTGCAATATCGGGTAACAAGTTTTTTGACATCACAGGCGGCACTGGGACGGATCGAACGGGCAGTGCAACTATTACTGCCGGAAATGACAATGTGTGGGAGTGGGTGCTGGCTGGATCATCGCTGGTGCTGACCAATGGCGTAGACACCGATGCAATAGCATGGACAGGCGGCACGAACAATATAGCAGCCTTAGATGATGACGGTAGATTCACGAAGGGCGCACACATCGCCTATTGGGACAATAGATTATGGA